AAGCGGTGGGAAGACTTCACGGGCAAGAAGGCGGTGAAGTGTGACTGAAAGAATAACCATAGAAGATATTAAAAAGATGCGTGATTTAAAAAATGATTATACGCTTTTTGGAAATGAATATATCCAAATAAGAAAAGATCACTGGATTAACTTAATGTGGTCTTTCAAAAGAATGGAAAATGAAATTAAAAAGTTAAAAAAAGCTAAACATGAAAATTGACCCAAAGCTATTCCCGACCATTTGATGGGATCACGAGGGCCAGCACCAGCACCAACCGCACTACTGGAAAAGCGCGGATCGTGGAGGGCAAAGCTAAACAAGGCCGAGCCGCAACCGACCGAAGGAATACCGGACAAACCCATACACCTTGATGATATTGCCTCCATTATTTGGGATAAATTTGTTGATTATGTTTACGGCATGGGAATTGCTTCAAAACCTGATGAGCTCGTTGTCACCAGATACGCAGAGGCTTATTCTCAGTGGTATAAATGCGTGAACTTTCTCCGGGGCAAAACAGTGTTGACCTATCCCGTTAAAAACGAAGAGGGGCAGATTGTCGGCTCCAAACCATTCCCGGAAGTGGCAATGGCTGATAAATTACACGATACACTTTTGAGGATTGAAAAAGAATACGGATTGACCCCCTCGAGCCGTTCCCGGATTACAACCGGGAAAATAATTGATGTCCCGCAACCAAAAACTAAAGACAAATCGCGTTTTTTTGATCGTCATGCCAAAAATACCAATTGAAGAAATGGTTAAGCGTATTCCCGGATATGATTCCTGGGAAACGTCCGAGGATTGCATTTTTAACACATATGAGGCGAATCTTGCCATTGATTTTATCGAAGAATGTTGCGTACATGTCAAAGGGGAATTGGCCGGGAAATACGTCAAGCTAGAGATTTGGGAAAAGGCGATTGTAGGAAATCTGTTTGGATGGTATAACCCGGACGGGACACGCCGGTATCGGGAGGCACTGATTTACGTGCCAAGAAAAAATGGAAAAACTTTTTTGAGTGCGTGTATAAGCAATCTGCTTTTTTTTATGGATGAGGAACCAGGAGCGGAAATCTATTGTGCAGCCGCTGAAAGGGATCAAGCAACTATCGTCTGGAATATGGCCAAGCAACAGGTCGAAAAGGAATCGGCTTTGAATGAAAGGTGCAGGATTTATCCCGGTTATAGGGTAATTGAGCGCGACGGCTGCGTTTTCAAGCCGATATCTGCGGAAGCCAAGACAAAACACGGTTTTAACCCGTCGGCGGTGATTTTTGACGAGCTTCACGTTCAAGATGGCCCGGATTTATGCGATTCTCTGGAAACCGGTATGGGATCAAGGAAAAATCCGTTAATGATATATTTGACAACGGCAGACAGTGACCGGCCCAGTATATGCAACATAAAATATGAATATGCTTGCTCAATTCGGGACGGAACGCGGACAGACAAGGCTTTTCTGCCGGTCATCTATGAGGCAACGCTGAAAGACGACTGGAAAAGCCCGGAAATATGGGGTAAAGCAAATCCAAACCTGGGCGTATCGGTCAAATTATCTTACATAAAACGACAATGCAAAAAGGCCGAAGAACAGCCGTCTTATCAGAATACTTTTAAAAGATTACATTTGAATATCAAAACGGAAACCGATGTCCGGTGGTTACTGCTGGAGATATGGGATCAGAACAAAGGCAAGATAGATCCAGAGATGTTACTTGGAAAACCGTGCTTTGCAGGGTTCGACCTTGCCAGTGTGTCCGATTTGATCGCATTTGTGCTATATTTTCATGAAGAAAAGGCAGTTTTACCGTTTTACTGGGTTCCGGTGGATACTTCACAGAAAAGGCGCGACACTAACCGAATGAGTTATGAGCAATGGGAAAAACAGAAGTATATCAAGCTGACAGAAGGAAATGTGGCCGATTACGACAAAATCCGGGCAGATATTAACGAAATCGCGGAAAAATATAACATTCTGGAAGTGGCAATTGACCGCTGGAACTCGACACAACTACAAACGCAACTCGGGGCCGATGGCTTCGAGGTGATCCCATTCGGCCAGGGTTTCGGCTCGATGTCCGCACCCACCAAAGAACTCGAAAGGCTTATCATGGCCCGGGAAATTTGTCACTTTGATAATCCAGTTTTAAGGTGGAATGCCTCAAACGTGATGATTGAGACAGACGCAGCCGGAAATATGAAACCTTCCAAAAAGAAATCCAATGAAAAGATTGATGGCATTGTGGCCCTCATCATGGCATTAGGTAGGGCGTTGGTTCACGACAAGGACAAAGACAAGTCAGTTTATGAGGATCGGGGGCTTTTGATGCTATAATTTCCTTGCCCCAACAAATTAGACAGGGGTATTTTTGGAAATGTCCGATTTTTGGCGAATAAATGGCGGTCAATGGTGTAAAACCGGACATTTTGGCGAAAAGTTGGCGGTTAATTTAACCTTTTTGGCGGAAAGTCCATAAAAATGGCGGAATTTTGGCGGTTAAACTTTTGGTTAATTTAACTTTTGATATAAAGTCCCTATAAAATTAAAAATGAAGTGCCTTGACAAAAGTTGGTAGTTTAGAGAAAATGCTAAAATCAATTTAGCATTTTTTAGAAAGTTTTAAAAAAAATAAGAAAATAATTTTTTTATTTCCGCAAAAAGCGGAAACAGTGGAAAAATTTTTGCACAAAAAGTGGAATTATTTTAAAATAACTATTGCAATATAATTTTTCTTGCTTAAAATTTTAAAGGTGAGGAAAATCGTTCCTATTTTATTGCTTTGTGTCAGCATTGGGTTGATAGCGTGGGGAACATACCTAATTTATAAACCAGCGGCTTTAATCGTGGTTGGTTTGCTTATTTTGCTGGATTTGTATAAGAAGAAATGAGTATTTTATTGAATCTTTTCGGCTCCGGCAAAGCAGCCGACCTTTCACAGTCTGATTCATTCCTAGTCGATTATCTGGTTGGTCGGAAATCATCGGCAGGAGTGAGGGTCAGCCCTACCAAGAGCATGACGCTGTCAGCATATTACGCTTGTATTCGTAATATTTCCGAAGATGTCGGCAAATTACCCGTAAAAGTCTATGAAAACACTTCTGATGGGAAAAAGCGGGTTATGGAAAACCCAACTGATAAACTATTGACGGGAATGCCGAACGATGAAATGACAAGGATGACATTCAAGGAAGTGCTGACGGCTCATGCTTTGGGGTGGGGTAATGGATACGCGGAAATACAACGCAACGGACGCGGGGAACCTGTTGCCTTGTATCCTATTCATCCAGCCCGGGTTCTGGTGGAGCGCAACGGGGATGACCAGATTGTTTACAAGGTTTATCCATATCAACAAATACAATCACAGCAATCATTTGAACCAGTGCCAATTCCGCAAAGGGATATGATACACTTGAAGGGACTCGGGGGAGATGGACTAGTTGGTTATTCAGTGGTTAAGTTTGCCAGGGAATCTTTGGGAACAGCCATTGCAACGCAGGAGTTTGGGGGTACTTTCTTCGGCAATGGCTTGACCCTCGGGGGAGTGCTCGAGACACCAAACACTTTAACGAAAGAAGCAGCTCAAAGGCTTGTTGAATCTTGGGAAAACAGGCATAAAGGAGCAGATAATGCTCATAAAATAGCAGTTTTGGAACAAGGTCTTAAATGGTCAAATACTTCCATCCCTCCAAAAGATGCACAATTTATTGAACTACGGCAATTTCAAACTACTGAGATTGCCCGATGGTTTCGGATGCCTCCGCATAAAATCCAAGACCTGGAGCGTGGAACATTCAGTAATATCGAGCACCAATCCATTGAATACGTTCAGGATACAATTATGTCTTGGCTTATCCGGTGGGAACAGGAGATTGAAAGGAAACTTCTTACAAACACTCCGTATTTTGCCAAATTCAATGTAAATGCACTCCTCCGGGGGGATCAAAAGAGCCGAAGCGAGTTTTATCGCAATATGTTTAACCTTGGAACGGTTTCAATAAATGAAATCCGGGCTTTTGAGGATATGAACGGCATCGGAGAAGAAGGAGATAAGTATTTTATGCAGTTGAACATGACCACAGTTGATAAAGTAGTTGAAGGGCAACCGGCAGCGGAAACCGGGGGCCGGACGATGACGATTGAACACGCAATTGAAATAATGAAACCAGTAATTGAAAGAACTATTAAACGAGTGAACGATAAAGAGCGCAAAGCATGTCAAAGAGCTGAAAAACGGGATGACCGCGA